GGTTATTCGGACCGCGGTTTCGCTGTTGATAACGGCTCGCAATAAGGTTGCAAGTTGGTTTTCGCCAATCTGAAATCCCTTATTCCACCAGCCATTGCAACTACTTTGCAACCGGTTGCAACCGCTTGCTACCGTGGTTGCAATGGCAACCCCAGTCAACAGCACCAAAGGCGCCGAGCTGATCGAGGCAGCGGTAGCCCCCAGGCGATGCAGCCGGCAGAACCTGGAGAAGCTCTGCGAACGTGGAGCACTCCAGGGGAGTCCTTGCATTCTGCAGGCCAAGCCGCTGCGCGTTGATGCGGACCTGTTGGTGAGCGAGTATTTGGCGCGGGTGGGGCAGAACCAGAGCGAGGCCCAGCAGCCGACCGCGAAGCGAGAGCAGCAAATAAAGCCGCCAGCCGCGTCACCTTTGCGCCGCGCACCGGTGCCCCCCCCGCCACTCGACCCCGGCGAGGTGCCAAACTTCAACGACGAGCGAGCCCTCCACGAACGAGAGAAGCGGCTGATCGCCGAGATGGATAGGAAAGTAAAGGCCGGCGAACTTGCCTACATCGAAGACATGGAGATGGCCTACAACGCAGTGTTGCTGCAGCTGACCACCAAGGCCGGATCATTGCATAAGCAGATCAAGGCGGCCATCCCGCACCTGACGCACCGAGAGATGGAGAAGATCGAGCGCATGGTCTCTGACGTGTTCGAGTCTGTGGCCTCCAGCGCTTTTGAGGAGCTGCCGGAGTGATTGACCGCAGCGTGCGCAGGATGGCCCAGCGGCTGGCGGCCAAGGTACAGCCAAAGCCGCCAATGACAATGCTTGAGTATTCAGATCGGCACTATTACATTACCAGCGCAACAGACGGCCGCCAGAAGTGGTACACGAGGCCATATCAGCGGGATTGGTTCCTGGCGCCCACTGATCCAGAGGTGGAATGTATGGTCTGCCAGAAGCCGTCACGGGTCGGGTGGTCGGAGTATGTGAAGGCGGTGATTGCGTTCTTCACCGACTGGCGACCGTCAAAGATCATGCTGGTGCAACCCACTGATTCAGAGGTTGACACCTACAGCCACGAAGATATTGATTCAATGTTTGACGACAACCACGGCATCCCGCGTCTTAAGGGAATGCTGAGCAATCGCAAGGTGAAGGGAGCGCCAAAGAACGCCTACAACTTCAAGCAGCTGGTCAATGGCGCCCTGATCCACCTGGTGAGCGCAGCTACGCCACGGTCCGGCCGGCGGGTGGAGCGCAGCCCGATCCTGTTTGAGGAGCCCGCCACCTACGACAGCCCCGAGGGCGACACCATCGGCAACCTGTTCCAGCGAGCCGGCAACATCTGGGATCCATTCTTCACGATCGGCGGCACCCCGATCTATCCCAACGACTACATGGATCAGGCCTTCAAGAAAGGCGATCAACAGTATCGATATTATCCGTGTCCGCATTGTCGCCACTATCAGCAGTTGAAGTGGGAGCGGTTCATCAAAGAGGGGCCGGACGAGGGGCGGATCAGCTGCGAGAACTGCGAGCAGCCCATCGACTACAGCCACTTGCGGGAGATGGACGAGGATGCTGGGTGGGCCTGCCCGCTGGGCTTGGACCGCAGCAAGCAAGTGCTGCGCAATGGCGTACCCATCTGGCGATCACAGCAGGTGGGGCCAGGCATGAGCTACCACCGGGCGGCGATGTGGCCCGAGCTGGTAAGCCGCCATCGCGTGGCGCTGGAGCAACTGAAGATGGGGAACACGGATCCGATGCAGACGTTTCATAACACCGACCTCGGACTGCCCTGGGAAGACTCGATCACCAGCAAGCTCACCGGCGACGGCCTGGCAGAGCGCAGGAAAAACGAAGGCTTCGGCAACGGCTACCCGTGGAACGGCGAGACCTGGGCTATCCCCACCGGCGTGCTGGTGCTGACCGCTGGGGTGGACGTGCAGGGCGGCGGCGGCACCGTAGGGGAGCGGCTGGTGCTCACGGTCTGGGGCTGGGGCCGCGGCGAGGAGGGCTGGCATATTGCTCACTTTGAGATTGATGGCGACCCCCAACAGGCCGAAGTGTGGGAGCAGCTGGATCAAGTGAGCCAGACCACATGGACCCGCCAGGACGGCGGGAAGATGCGTATTTCGTTTGGCGGTATCGACCACGGCGGCCTCTCAAGTAAGGCGGTGGCCGACTACTGCCGTACCCGCACCGATCGCTGGGTGGCCATGAAGGGAGATGGTACGAAGGATCTGCCGATCATCCAACTAGGCACGCCAGTGGAGGTGAACCGGAAAAACAAAAAGGTAGCCAAGGGGGCAATGCTTTATAGAATGGGATATACCAACAGCGTCGGCCATCTAAAGAAACAGCTCAGGGTGGAGCAGCCTGGTCCCGGCTATCTGCATTTTGGTACCGCATCAACTGACGCATTCTTAGGCGAGCTGTTCCCATGGAAGTGGGTGCCCAAGACAAAAGAGCGCAAGGAGTACAAGTGGGACCTACCGCCCGGTAGCCGTGATGAGGGTGGGGATTGTACGAGGATGGCGTATGCAGCGTTGCTGCTGGTGGCCAGGCGCTACAACCGAGCGACGATGTGGGATCAGCTGGCAGCGCAGGTGAAGCGGCCGGCTGTGGAGCAGGGGAACGGTGTGGGCCGGCTGGCAAGTGGCGGCAGATTCTCCCGGTAGTATGGTGCCATGGCAGGAATCACGCTCGCACAAGCACAGGCGCGGCTAGATCAGTATCTAGCCGCTGAGGCTGCTGTCTTGCAGAATCAAGAGTATAAGATCGGCGCGGGTGACGGGTTCCGTAGTTTGACGCGGGCTAACCTTGCGGAAATTCAGAAAGGCATTGATCTATGGAACAAGAGGGTTCAGGATCTGAGCGCGATGGCAACGGGTCGCGGGCGATCTTTCACGCCTACCCCTAGGTGGTGAGATGAGCAAGCGCAAGCGGGCGAAACAGGAAGCACGGCTGAAGGAAGCGCTGGCTCAGCTTGCCCCTCAGCAGCCGATGGCGCAGGGGATGACGGGCACCAGTCGGTTGGCCCTGTCGGCGAGGTTCGCGGGCTGGCGTCCGCAGTCATTGGATGCCGATGGGGACGCAAGTTTTGATCTGGCAGATACGCGGGCTTTTTCGCGTGATCTGGTGCGAACTGCGCCGGTTGCTACGGGTGCAATCCAGACGAGAGCATCGCATATCATCGGCACCGGGCTGTCCTTGCAAAGCCGGATCGATGCGGAAGAGCTGGGGCTAGATGACGATGAGGCGAAGGAATGGCAAACGAGAACCGAACGGCGGTTCAATATGTGGGCAAGCTCTGTCTACTCTGACGTTACAGCAGAGCAAAACTATTATGAACAGCAGGATTTAATGCTGCGTGCGCATGATACGAGCGGCGATGTGTTTGTGTTGCTTGCTGATAAACAGCGGGTGGGTTGGCCGTTTCGGTTGGCGCTGCAGATCATAGAAGCCGACAGAGCTTGTAACCCTGAGGGCCGAGCCAATACGGCAACGATGGTCGATGGTGTTGAGAAGACGGAGCAAGGTGAGCCGTTGCGGTTGCATCTGCTGAACCAGCATCCCGGCCGAATTTTTCCAGATAAGAAACGAGAATGGACATCGTATCAGTTCCGCAGTAACACCGGCCGTCGAAATGTGTTGCATCTTAAAAAGATGGAGCGACCGGGGCAAACCCGAGGATTGCCAAGGCTTGCGCCGATTATTGCGACGATCAAGCAGCTAACGCGATACAGCGATGCTGAAGTAGATGCAGCTGTCAATAGTGCGGCGATGGCGTTGTTTGCGACGATGGACGCCAATGCGTTTCAGGATGTTCTTTCTGATGATGAGAGAGCACAAATGATTGCAGCCGCCAGCGGCTGGGATGGTAATCTGGACAGCGGGAAGATCGTCAATCTGATGCCAGGTGAAAGCATCATTTCACCAACACCGGGGCGACCAAATCCGAACTTTGATCCATTCTTCGGCGCCATGCTGAACCTTGTGAGCATGGGCTTGGGGATGCCTAAGGATGTGCTGGCCAAGGCGTTCAATGCCAGCTACAGCGCCAGCCGTGCTGCACTGATGGATGCGTGGCGGACGTGGAAGATTGAACGAGCTTGGTTCAATCGACGAATCAATCAGCCGGTCTACGAAGAATGGCTGGCCGATGCTGTGGCGCTGGGGATCATCGTGGCGCCTGGCTTCTTCTCTGATCCGTTCATCCGTAACGCCTGGTGCGGTAGTAACTGGAGTGGTGATGGCCCCGGCGCCCTGGATCCATTCAAGGAAGCGCAGGCCGCTGAACTGCGGATCAATACCGGCATCACCACCAGGGCGGAAGAGGTGGTGGCATACGACGGTGGCGACTGGGAGCAGAAGCACCGCCAAAGCGTGCGTGAGACCGCCGATCGGGTGGAAGGTGGTTTGCAGGCCCCGGTAGGGATGGAGCAGCCATCGCCACGGCTGCCGGCTGATCAGCAAGATCCTGAGGATCCTGAAGACCTTGAGGATCTGGACGATCCTGAAGACTTGATTGACTCCCTAACATGACACCATGACAAGCATTCTCGACATTCTGAATTCTCCGTGGGCGATCCTGCCGGATCGGCTGGAGGAGATCCAGGCGATCTACGCGGCACGGATCAGCGGCGAGAAGCCCGACCTAGCGGCGATCGAGGCCCGCATTGGCCGACCGCTGGAGAATCCGCCACAGGGCTACGAGGTGCGCGACGGGGCCGCGCTGGTGCCGCTGCGGGGGGTGATGGGGCAGCGCATGAACCTGATGAGCGCCATGAGCGGCGGCACCAGCACCGAGCTTTTCGCACGGGATATTCGGATGGCGCTGGAGGATCCGGCGGTTCAGTCCATTGTGATCATGGCCGACACGCCAGGCGGCAGCGTGGCCGGTACCCAAGCTGCAGCGGCTGCGGTAATGGCTGCCCGTGGTGTCAAGCCGATTGCTACCTTCGTGGAGGGGATGATGGCCAGCGCTGGCGTATGGGTCGGGACAGCGGCCGATGCTGTGATCTTGGATTCCGGCACCAGCCAGGCGGGATCCATTGGTGTGGTCGCCACCCATGTGGATGTGAGCAAGCGAGAGGAGATGCTTGGGGTCCGCACCACTGAGATTGTGGCGGGGCGGTTTAAGCGTGCGGCGTCGCAGTATGGACCGCTCACCGAAACGGGCCGGCAGGTGATGCAAGATCAGGTTGACTACCTGTACTCGCAGTTTGTGGCGGATGTGGCGCGGCAGCGTGGTGTAAGCGCTGATCAGGTGCTGGCAGATATGGCCGATGGTCGGATGTTCATCGGTCAGCAGGCGATTGATGCGGGACTAGCGGATGGCATCGCTACACTTGACGAGACCATTGCTGAACTCAACGACCGCGCCCAGTCCGCTAGGCGTGTGCTGATCCCCGCCACAACCTCTATGGAATCCCCCCCGATGAACACCAAAGAAGCGGCCCAGGCATGGGCAGCGGAAAATCCTGAGGCTGCGGCGCTGATCCGCGCCGATGGTGCCGACGGCGAACGCCAACGAATCGCGGCTGTGCGATCGGCCCTGCTGCCAGGCCATGAAGCCCTGATTGAACAGCTGGCCATGGATGGCCACACCACTGGCGGCGATGCGGCCCTGGCGGTGCTGGCCGCCGAACGTGAGCAGCAGAAGGCCCGGGCCTCCGCCCGGTTTGCTGATGCTCCGCAACCTATGGCGGCTGTCGCCATTCCTGATGAAGGTCTGGAAGCCGTGGAGAAGGAGCCGGTTCAGCCGGATCCCCATGCCCTCGCCAATGAGGCTCGGGCGCTGGTCACCACCGCCAAGGCGCAGGGCCGCACCCTGAGCTTCGCCGACGCTGTGGCCCAGGCGCAGCGCACCCCCATCCCCGCCTGAGGATCCACCAATGACCATGCGTAATCAAGGACTAGCTAAAACGTTTGTGGCGGGTGGCACCATTGCCCCTTGCCGGTTTATCAAGTTCGGCGCTGATGATCGAACCGTCGTGCAATCCGCTGCCGCCGCTGATTTCACGATTGGCGTTTCCGATAGCCTCCCCTCTGGCACCAGCACCGCCAGCGGCGAACGTGTCGACGTGATTCTCACGGACATCGTGACCGTTGAATATGGCGGCAACGTGACCCGTGGCGCATTGCTTACCAGCGACGCAGACGGCAAGGCGATCACTGCAACGGCTTCGGCTGGCGCCAATGTTCGCATTGCTGGTGTTGCCATGGTGAGCGGCGTTTCAGGCGATCTGGGCGCCGTGCGCCTGAGTCCTGGCTCTTTCCAGGGTTGATCCTTCTACCTCCAGGACCGAACAATGTCTAACATGAATTTTCCGTTTCCGTACGATCCTGTACGGACTGCGATTGCGCTGGCGTACACGAATCGGCGGTTTATCGCTGATCAGGTTTTGCCTCGTACGCCTGTTCCGGCTCGCGAGTTTACTTGGATGCAGTTCAATCGCGATGAAATGTTTACGCTGAAGGAGACTCTGGTTGGCCGCAAAGGCCAGCCTAATGAAGTTGAATTTGGCGCTACTTCTGTCGCTGCTTCGATTCGTGATTATGGTCTTGACGACCTTGTTCCGAATGAGGATCTTGATGCCGGCCGGCTGATGAACTATGACCCGATCGGTCGAGCGGTCGAGGGTGTGACCGAACTGGTTGCCCTGGATCGTGAAAAGCGGGTCGCTGATCTGGTGTTCAATACGGCCACCTACCCAGCCGCCAACCGCACGACTCTCAGCGGCACCAGCCAATGGAGCGACTACACCAACAGCGACCCATACAGCGCCATTCAGACGGCGCTTGACGGGATGCTGATGCGACCGAACATTGCTGTCATTGGTCGCCTTGCGTGGTCGAAGCTTAAGGTTCACCCGAAGATCACGGCTGCCATCGCCCCTTCTGCTGTTGGCAACACCTCCACGACCAACGCGCAAGGTAGCCCGGCTACTTTGCAAGCCGTAGCGGATCTGCTGGAGCTGGATGAGATCATCGTCGGCGAAAGCTGGATTAACACCGCCAAGCCTGGTCAAACTGCTTCGCTGGCGCGTGTGTGGGGTAAGCACATGGCTTTCCTGCATCAGAATCCGATTGGCGGGATTCGCGGCAATGCGATCACCTTCGGCTACACCGCCGAGTACGGGAATCGTGAGGCGGGTTCCATGCCTGAACCGAAGGTGGGTCTTCGTGGCGCACAACGTGTTCGGGTTGGAGAAACCGTCAACGAGATCATTGCCGCCTCTGATGTCGGCTATTACTTCCAAAACGTGGTGGCTTGATCATGGCAAAGCATGTTGTCGTGCAAGGTCCCGTCGAACATGACGGGACCATTTACGAAGAAGGGCAGGAATTGTCTGTCCTGACTGATGAGCAAGCCGCCCCGCTTCTGCTGCTGGGCGTGCTGGAACTGCTGGCCAAACCCGGTAAGCCTGCCGCCGATGTTCACTGAAGATCTATCGATCTTTCTTGCGGACTTTGGTAAGCCCGTTGTCGCCAATGGCGTCAGCGGGCTCGGCATTTATGATGCGCCTGGTAGGTATACCAGTGAAGGTGTGCGAATCAGCGACGAGCACATGGTTAGGTGTTTGGTGTCTCAATTTGGTGGATTGCTGTACGACGACTCTATTACCGTGGACGGTCAGCCGTTTACGGTGCGCGACAACATGCCAGTAGGCGACGGTCAGTTCTGCGTGAT